AACAAAAACTTCATTAACAAGTTGTTGTACTATGTGTGGAATAAACACTTCAGTTATTTTATTTCTTGAAGCTTTGATTTCGTTTGATAATTTAGTTAAATCGTGACTTGTAACATCTATTGGATAATATGCTTTACATCTTCTTATTTTATCATCACTACATAGCTTATACGCTTGTAAAATTGCTTTATTGTTTTTTATTTGTGCATAGTCTATTTTTGTCACCCCGTCACTGTTGGGGTCTACCACTCCTTCGGAATCGCTTATAGTATACTTTTGCTCTCTAAACTCCAGGTCGTTTACAATAGGGTTGTTGTGATTAACACCCCATAGAATGTTACTGTTGTAATTACTACTATCTACAGCAGTAACATTACTCCCCAAATCAATCTGACAAGTAGTATCTAATGTCAGATTTGCTAACGCATTTTTACCTAATTTTTTCATTTACGCAACACCTCCTAAATTAATATAACTAACAGTATTGTCACTTAATAACTGTGTTATTGTATCTGCATTGTCTGTGTAAATATCTACTCCGTTATTTGTTGTGTTATAGATAACTTCGTGTGCAAGGTTAATGTAAAATAGCGTTTCTTCCGAAGACAACGCTGTTATCACCTTGCATTTCTCTACAGCTCCTATCTCAAGCCCAACATTTGCAAGATATTTACTATTTAGAGCTATGCTGTTAAGTAACTCTACAGATTTGTTGTATACTTCTTTGGCTGAAGCTAAATTATTTTTGCAGTCTTCTAGCAAATTGTTTACATCGTTTTGTATCTGTGTAAGCTCAACTACCGCATTCTCTCTAGTTTCGTTTATGGCACTTGTACTGGCAGATACTTCGCTTTTGTATGTATCTAATAAGTTTTTGCAGCTCTCCCAGTCTGCCTCGACTTCGTTATACTTTTCCAACAACTGCTGATATAATGTATCACTCGGCTGAGAAACAAGCCCACCAAGCTGACCAGTTGCTAATACATTTATCTCTACTTCTGTGCTTGTAAGAGTGTTCCCACCTACCAAAGATACATTAAGTACACCTTTGCCACCAAGAACCTCCCAAGGCACAGTACATTCCCTATTATCGTCTAAGACCATATCATAACAAGTTCCTCCGTCTTTGCTAAAAACGGCCACAATAGGGTTAAGGTCGTCCCAATCCGAATTAAGACTAAATCTAGCACTTAATTCATTCTGTGTGTACGCTACAACTTTGTTTAAATCCGTCCTTCTCAGATTTGACCCAGTTGCTTTAAATTCAATATATATCATTTTTATACACCTCCTACTTGTTTAACCTAGCATCTTCCCTAAGTTTTTGATGCGTATATTTACTTAATTGTTCGTGTGTGAATCTTCCTAATATTTCGTGTGTATTGTACAGAAGCCCGAAATCAATCAACAGATTAGCCGGAGCAACTTCATCTAGCATTCGCCTTACTTCTTTTTCGTACTCTTTTGTATCTAGTGTTAAAGAAACTTTTAGCCTGTACTCTTTAAAGTAATAATCAATCTTGTAATTGCCTGCCCCTACAATAGATGTAAGCCTTTGGTTTAATGTAAGACCAAAGGAATTTAAACGACTTAATATCCTAAATCTTCTAAACTCTACATCTGTGCTAGAGTTAGTAATATTTAAAATCTTTTCCCACCTATCTAAGCCAACCCCTTCGGCAGTAGTTACAAAAAGCTCGTCTGTAAGGCTGTTAATCTCGGACTTTAAGTTGTCTAACTGTAAATCTTCAGATTCACCTAAAACTTTAAACTCTCTAATTTCGGCTAAAACGGGAGGTAAATATTCTATTATTTTCATACTTACGCCCCCTTTACAACCAATGTTTCAAAATTGAAAATTTCATTCTCTTTGGCTTCTAATGTTCTAGTTGTATCGTCGCCAAATGTAAGGCTTGCAATATCTTGTATTTCTGTGATTTCTGCAAGTCTAGCAATAAGCTGATAACTACTTACAGTGAGCTTTGTGTTGTCTTCCCACTTG